AGTAGAGGAGTGTCTTCCGGGTGCCCGGTGTTATACCTCCAAAATCACATAACATAATTTGCCAGTCAATTTTATAATAGTTAAGTGACTTTAAATAAAAACTATAGAAGGCGAGTTTTACATTCGCCTTTTTTTATGACAGCATAAATACTAGCATGTCAGATAAGTTGGAAAAGATAATTGGTAAGATTGTCATGGACCTAATGCTTGAAGCACATGCCAAAGGCATTGCATTAAGTTATGAAGACATTTGTAAAATGGTAGGCATACCTGAACAAGACATCACAGACAGTAACGCATATTTCACAATAAACGACGAGTTCATTGATGCCGTATCTGACAAAGATGTTAGGGAGGCTATGATAGAAAGAGCCTTCTCTACTTTACACTAGAGAAAATTATGCCAAAGAAAGAACAGAGTCTAGACTCTATACAAAAGCGACAACAAACATATGATGAAAAATGGGGACCATATCAATTACATAAAAGGCATTGCAAAGCATGTAAAAAGACTTTTAAGTGGGCAGGCAGAGCCAAAACAAAAGGCTTCTTACGAGCAATGTTTAACAAAAACTGCGAAGCCTGTGTTAAAGAATCCCTCAGTATTTAAAGTTGGATTAATATTATTTGGTGCTTTGGTAGTGAGCAGACTTTTACCATTGCCACCAAACAGCGAACCACTATTAGGTTTAGCAGTTCTAACACCTTACTTAACTAAAAACAACCTAGCATTCTTATTACCATTAGGTGTAATGTTTGTGAGTGATTTGTTTATAGGTTTCCATAACAGTATGTTAATGACTTATTCAGCATTAGCATTAACGCCCTTCATTAGCAGAATGCTAGACAGCAAGTATGTGTCATTATTAAGCAGTTGGTTAGTATGGCATGTAATGGCAAACGCAGGCCAATGGTTCCCTCCATTTAGTCCAGAAGCATTGTTATTTGATATTAGATTTTTAATAAGTGGATTGTCTATTGTTGTACTTTTTGATGTAGTACAAAAAATGACTTCAACTAATTTACAGTATTATAAATAACACTACTAAGGGGCCATAGTTCAGTTGGGAGAACGTCTGGTTTGCAACCAGAAGGTCCGGGGTTCGAATCCCCGTGGCTCCACCAGGTATTAATATGGAATTTAACATTTTATTTTGGCTTTTTACTAAACATATAATTGCAGATTATTATATGCAATATCCTTGGATGTTCAAGTACAAAGGTACATATGGACACATTGGTGGACTTGCTCATGCAAAACTACATGGCTTGTTTACTTTTATTGTACTACTAAATTTTGCAAACCCATTAACAGCATTTGTATTAGGTGCCATAGATGCAATATTACATTATCACATAGACTATGCAAAGAACAAATTATGGGAAAGATTTCCAACTAATCCTTCTGAACAAAAGTATTGGGTAATACACGGAACAGATCAATTAGCACATGGCATGACATATTTCTTATTAGTACATCTATTGGTCCATGGGCATGTTTGAAAAGTTAGTTGAATATATAGAAAACACAGACCTCACAGTTCTCGAAGGAGCAACTATAGAGTATGAACCACATCAATATAAATTAATAGTGCTAGAAGATGTTCTTAGTGATGAAGAAATAGAATATGCTAAAGAAGTATACGATGCACCAACAACAAAAAGATACGATGTGTATGCACACCCACCTGAAACACATAAAATACACAGGCAAAGAGCAGACTTTTCTGATATACATGAAATCAGTTTAGAGTTACAAAAAACAATAGACTCTATTAAAGCAAAGTTTGATTTAAATGGCTTGGGTATTCCTAGTACAAGCATGTGGCAAGACTCACCAGGCTTTGAATTGTTTCCGCATTGTGATCAAAAAGTTTTAAATGTAACTATGCAAATATATTTAGATAATGATTGCGATGAAAGATGTGGCACAACATTTCTAAAGCCAGTATTCGAAAGTGAACACGGCGAAGAATTATTAACAACCTATTATGGAAAAGGTAACGGTTATATATTGTTAAACACAAATAAAGAAATGCATGGTATGATGACACCTGTTCCAGAAGGACAAAAACGAACCAGTTTATACATTGTATTCGGCAAAAGCGAGGTAATTAACTAGTATGACAAGCAAAACACAAATGACTAAAAAGCAATTGATTGATGCTTTGTCTTCTGCTGAGCAACGCATAGCAGAATTAGAAACACAGGTTGATGTATTAGAAAAAGAAAAAGTTCATATAGGTGCTAAATTATTAGACGATGAACAATCAAATATGGTCAACATTCTTAAATCTAAAATAGAAGAGTTAGAGAAACAAAATAAGTTAGATGAAAAATAACATAGTCGACTTGACTGCTTACAGAGAAAAACTTAAGGCGGCTGAACTCGGTAACGACACTCTATTTGAAGAAACAATAGATGATGTCACAAGAGATCTAACAAAGTTTATGGTTCACTTAGGCATGGACTTGGATGTGGATATTACACATGAAAGTTTTGCTGTTTATTGTAGTACTGCCGTTGGCTATTACAAAAAAGCATTACGAGTAGCATATGGTTTAGAAGATTATAAATCAGAGTTGTCCAATTCAGATGCAACTATATGGGATTTAATAGAGGATATAAACAATAACAAAGATGATGAATAAGAAAACTGAACAAGCAAATTTAAAAAAGTTAATACTTGATTATAACAGAAAGCCTGTGTTGTCTCCTGCATTTGAAAAACTGCTAGACAGTTACATCAAAAGCGGAAAGTACATGTCAGTTGAAAAACTGCAAGTGCTACGAAATGATATAGTACAGAACTTAGTTGAGTACGCCAACAAATACAAAATAAGCAACGTCTGTGTTGGACTCAGTGGAGGCATAGATAGTGCCTTAACTGCAAGTTTATTTAGAGATGCAGGCTATCATGTAATTGGTGTAACAATGCCTATTAATCAAATAGAAGATGAAACAGACAGAGGCTTTGAAACAGCAAAGGCACTAGGCATAGACCACAGACATATTGATTTAACAGAAGCATACGAAAGTTTGCTTCAACAAGAATATAAAATTGATGCTAGTTTAATCAGCAATGATCACTCTAGTAAGATTAGAAAAGGAAACATTCGAGCCAGATTGCGTATGATTACGTTGTACAATCTTGCTGGTGCGAGTCAAGGCTTTGTAGCAAGTACTGATAATTTTTCAGAACTAGCCGCAGGGTTTTGGACACTACACGGAGACGTGGGCGATGTATCGCCAATACAATCATTAAGTAAGAGTTGGGAAGTTCCTGCTCTTGCTGAAATGCAAGGTGTACCCGATAGTGTCGTGTTTGCTGTTCCAACAGATGGATTAGGAATATCTAGTTCAGACGAGGATCAGTTTGGGTTCAGTTATCTTGAATTTGATTTAGCCTTATTCAAGTTACTGGAAAATGTAGACGGAGTGGAGTTCGAAAATACCATATCAGATATTGCCGGATTCAAAGATGTAAAGGACAAATTAATAGTAGAAGAGGTCGCAAGTAGAATTAGAGGCACAACATACAAGAGATTCAATCCTTATAATCTTGCACATACGTTTGAAAAAGATCGATATGATCTACTAGATAAACTAGATAACCAATTGAGGAGATAAACCATGGAAAATTCAATCATAGGTATAGTTGTTGTAGTAGCGATTGTTGGATTTGTTGTTTACCAATCATTTTTTAAGAAAGATGATGTAGTAGAAAGCAAACCTACACCTGCTCCTGCACCGGCACCTGCACCAAAGGCTCCTGCTAAACCTAAAGTTCCTACTGCGGCAGAACTTAATAAAAAGACTAAAGCAGAATTAGAACTATTAGCAAGAGAAAATGGTGTTGAACTAGATTTGCGTAAGAAAAAAGCAGACCTAGTGAAAGAAGCCAGAGCATCTTTCAAGTAAGCAATACAAGGACCAAGTATTCAATAAGCAGGCCTAGTGCCTGCTTTCCTTTGGCTGTGATTTATACACGATAAATACTGCTATGCTAAACTTATATCTGTGCCAACCTAACTTTAGATTTGGTATTGCAGGAAAAACTGGTTACTGGATTCCTTACAGCATTGGCTGTTTATGGAGTTATGCTAGTCAGTTTGATGATATAAAAGAAAATGTAGATCTCAAAGACATAATATTCCGCAGAGAAAATGTAGATACTCTAGTTGATAGACTAGAAGACCCAGACATAATAGCATTTAGTTGTTACATGTGGAACTGGGAATGGAGCAAAGCAGTTGCTCAAAAAGTCAAACAAAAATATCCTAAATGCAAAATAGTATTTGGTGGCCCACAAGTTACTGATAGACCAGATGAAGAAGAATTCTTTAAGCATCACAAGTATGTAGACTCAATTAGTTTAGCAGAAGGCGAATTAAGTTTTACAGATATATTACGAAATCTAATCAACGGCAAACTAATAGAAAAAATATATAACTATCCAAGACTAACAGAATTAGACATACCAAGTCCTTACTTAACAGGTGTGTTTGAAAAGATTATAGCAGACAATCCAGGCGTACTATGGAATGGCACATTAGAAACTAATCGTGGCTGTCCATTTGCTTGTACATTTTGTGACTGGGGTGGCTTAACATATAGTAAACTTAAAAAGTTTCCTGAAGAAAAAGTATTACAAGAACTGCATTGGATGGCACATAACAAAATGGATTATGTAACAATAGCAGACGCAAACTTTGGTGTGTTTACAGATAGAGATATGAAGTTTACAGAAGAACTTGTAGCATTACAAAAAGAGTTTGGCTATCCACAGGTTGTTGATGCCACATGGTATAAGAACAGTTCAGAAGAGATAATGGAAATTGTTAAGAAGTTTATCAGCAGTGGCTTCAATAGAGGACTAACTTTAAGTGTACAAAGTATGGACATGGATGTACTAGAAGAAATTAAAAGACGTAACATGGAGTTTAGTAATCTCAAACACATATTTGATATATGTAATAGAGAACAGATACCTAGTTACACAGAACTTATACTAGGCTTACCCAAAGAAACATTTGAAAGTTGGAGTAAAGGTTTATGTGATGTAATTGAAATGGGTCAACACAATGCTATTGAAAGTTGGTTAGCACAATTACTAGAGAACGCACACCTTAATACACCTGAGCAAAGAGCAGAACACGAAATAGACACGATAGTTGTGAAAGATTATATATCAGGCTTTGAGGAAGAAGATGGCATCAGCGAAAGTGTCACGTTAGTCCGCGGAACTAAGGACATGCCGATGCCTAAGTTTATAGACAGTTGGATGTATGCTTGGATGATCAATAATTTTCACAACTACGGCTGGACACAGATCATCAGCAGGTTCCTACGCAAGTATAAAGATATGAGTTACTTGGAGTTTTATAATAGACTGTGGACACTTATACAAGAAGACGATGGTTATGTTAAGCAGTTATTTGACACAGCAAAAGCACAACTCACAGAATACTTAGAGACAGGTATTGCTGATGGCTTTAGTGGACATACACTTATGTGGTCAGCACAAAGCGACTTTCACAAGGAGCCACTAAAAATATTTCAGTTCATTGATAAGCATTACAGTAGAGAATGGTTAGACTTGCCAGAGAAGTATTACCCACAACTTATGAAACTACAAACGTTTTATGTTAGCCACCTAACTGTATCTTATCCAACACAAATGAATTTTGGATATAACTTTTTAGAATACATCAATGATGAGGACTCAGAATTATTAAAAGACAAAACAGAATACACCTTAGATTTAATCATGCCATGCGACAGTGAAGAAGAATACTTAGACAGAATGTATTACAAAAGAAGACAAGGTTGGGGCAAAGTTTTGTTTTCCACTTAAAACACCATAAAACTTAACTGATGTGTTAATTAATGATAAATAATCGTTGGAAGATTATTGGTCTCTTCCGCAACAGGACGGTTGATTGATTGTCGGTTGTAGTGGTATGTATTCACTGTAGGTCTCATTAAGAAGATACAACAAAACGAAATCACAAAAGTTAAGGAACTTTAACCCCTGAGCATGGTTCGTAAGAACATGTGAACGACTAGTGCTAATTGTTATTTAGACTAGGAGAAAAATATGACAACAGATACAATTAAAAGTTTTGTTTCTGGAACCTTTACAAATTTACCAACATCCTTTGAAAACTTCAAAGAGAAGTATTGTCCAGACGGACAGACGTGCAATGATATTGCCACGTTTGGAGGCTTAGCCTTTATGGTCTGGTTTATGTACCTCGCTATGGAACCTATCATTAGATTCTAAGTAAATACTCTTGCCCAGAGCAAAGGTTTATTAACAGAGACACAAGGCCTCACTTCATGTGGGGCCTTTCTTTATATAAGCAGAATGCCTATAATAAATCCTATGTTGAGTCCTATAGAACAGACCAACAACATATCTTTCTTAAAAGAATACGGAACTAATTCAGTTACCATTAAATTACTCCTACAGTAATATTCTTATTTATCGATAAATACTAGCATAATTAGGTAGGAGTAATTATGACAGTAGAAAACAAACTTATTAGTGATAATCTGGAAGAGATATCACAAGCCAAAGTAATGGCACGTTTGGCAGGACGCAGTTACCTAGACCCCGATGACCCTGAAAGAAAAAAGAAAAGACCTCCTGGATTTGGCAAAAAGAATCCAGTGTTCGTTTCTGTAGAGAATGCCCAAGCATGGGTATACTATGGAGCAGGTAAAATAGTTGTAGCATGTAGAGGGACAGAGCCAACTCAGTTCGCTGATGTTCTAGCAGACTTAAAGACTATTCCTGTAAGACACGATAGAAATGGTATGGTTCATTCAGGATTTTGGGAAGAGGCTAACAAAGTCTACCCAGGCATTCTAGAGGCAGTAAAGGCCGGTAGAAAGAAAGACGAAAAAGTATATGTATGTGGGCACAGTTTAGGCGGTGCTATGGCAGTTTTAGTAGCAGAAATGTTATGCCACGACAAGATACCTGTTGAAGAACTTAGAACTTTTGGACAACCAAGAGTAGGAACAAGGAAGTTTAGAAGACATTTAGAAGGTTGTAAAATAGGTTCATACCACAGATATGTAAATAACAACGACATTGTGCCTAGAGTACCACCTGCATTGTTTGGATTTGTACATGGTGGCAAACTAATGTACATCAATAGTTATGGTAATATTAGAAACTCGACTATATGGCAAAGAATCAAAGACGGTTGGAGAGGCTTTTGGGCCGCATGTAAACAGTTTAAGTTCTTTGATTTTGTAGCAGATCACGGTATGCCACATTATATTCAGCATGTAGATAACCTAGATGAAGAGTCTCCGCAAGGTAAGTAGATAAATACTATTACAAATAGGAGATCAAAATGGATAAACTTAAAGATTGGATATTTGACAGAACACAAGAGAGAACCAGTTGGGACGGTGCAGTCCTAATAGGTGGTGGTATTGTAATGATACTAATACCAACAAGTTTAATAGGTTGGGGCATGATTGCATATGGTGCCTGGACAATTTATAAAGAGGAATAAGATGAGTCACTATACATTAGCAACGCCATTAGATACATGGCAAAAGATTAGAGATGACATGGTTGCAAAAGGGGTAGACCCTGATGTAGCATTAGCGGCCGCTAAAGAAACACCAGCGGCAACTGGTAATACACCCGTTGATGAAACAGAATACAAGTGTATTTTTTGCAGAGACGTTAGTGGTACTATTACACAGTACTTTGAGCATATTGAAAATGGAACATTGCACAAAGCAACTGGATACGATGCAAGTACTTTAGCAGATTCAGATCTAACTAGAGAAGAAATAGAAACCTTAGACGCAACATACTAAGATGAACTATAAAGAAGTCATAGAAGCCTTGCATAAAAAGAGGCTAGACGCAGAAGCCGGTGGCGGCGGAGGCGGTGCTGGAGCAGGCGGCGGAGCCGCAGGTGGTTCTGGTGGTGCATCTGCTGGTGGTAGTGCAACAGGTTCAAGTGGAGACGGTGGGTCTGCAGACGGAGGTAGCACTGGCGACAGTGGCACAACTTCATCCGCTGACTCCACTTCTTCAGAGCCAACTACATCACGAGGCGGTTTCTTTGTAGGCTATGGCGGTTACTGGAGTCCTCCAGGCAAAAAGAAAAAGAAGAAGAAAAAGAAAGCAAAAGTAGGTTCAGTCAAAGACGGCATTTATGAAGGTGATATCATTGATGCTAGAGACAAGTTTGGTAAGCCAGCACCAGAAATCAAAGTAATGGCAAGAATTACTTTACCTAATAAACAAACTGATTGGTTGCCAGCCTATTCAGGTAAGGATTTAGCATTTGCTAAAGACAAAGCAAAAAGATTAATAAATCCTGTACAACAAGGTGTTAGTCCTCTTAAACCTGAAGATGTTAAGATTTCAGTTGATGGTGTATACATTGCTATACCTGAATTACAAATTACTGAAAGCCAGGAAGAAATTAGCACACTAGAAGATAAACTTTATAAGTTAGAAGGTGCATTAGGTATGGCAAGAAACATTACTAGAGATATTAAGTATGTGGATACACACATTGAAATTATATCTAAGTTGGCCGGTGTAGCAGAAGATGTAGGCTTAGAGTTAGACAAATACGATGAAAGCAAAGTATTAGAACTAAAGAATGATTTAGAGTCTGCTATATATCAATTAGAAGAACCATTCGAAGACGCAATCCGCGACATTCAAAACAAAATTGACGAACTCGAATACGAGGACAATTAATGTTTACCTCTAAAGAGGAATTTTTTAAACATAATCCTGAGCGTAGAGTTCTTAATAGAGTACAAGGTCAAATATTTACACCAGAAGAGTGTGATATTATCTATAATCAATTCCCTAAAGATCCATTTCATCAAGCAACTGTATTTAATATTGCTATGGAAGGCGATAAAATAGTTGATGTTGACGAAAAATATCGACCAGATATGAGCAAAAGAACCGAAACTATAGTTGATCTTGGCGATACTCATTCAAATTCTTACTTTGGTGATACTGTTATTACTGGTAGGGACTTTTTAAAAAGTAAATTAGATCATTGGATATGCGGTAATTTTGATCAGTGGGCAAAGGTTATTAGGTATGAAACAGGTGACTTCTTAAGGAACCACATTGATTCAGGAGATACCGAAATACTTAAAAAACGCCAATGGACATTGATTATTCAGTTGTCTGATGAAAGCGATTACACTGGTGGCGATGTTGTAATAGGTGATTGGATTATTCCTAAGCAAAAAGGTTTTGTGTGTTTATTTAATGGCGGTCATGTTCCACATGAAATTACTGAAGTCACTTCTGGCGAACGCAGATCATTTATCACTTGGTTAAGCGAAAAAGACTTGACTTTTCTATAAAAATTCCATATAATATTACTTTACTGGAGTAATCTTATGGCCACACATGCGATGATAGATATAGAAACACTAGGCACTGAGCCTGATTGTGTTGTACTATCTGTGGGTGCAGTAAAATTTGATCCATATAAACTAACAGACCCACATGCTAAAACATTATGGCGTCCAAGTGCTGACGAACAGATGGATGCTGATCGTAGTGTGTTAGACGACACACTCAAATGGTGGGCAGGACAACCGCAACACATTCAAGACGAAGCATTCACAGAAGACAACAGAATTACTTTAGATCAATTCTTTAAAGATCTCAATAAATATTTAGTGGGTGTTGATAAAATATGGTGTCAAGGCCCGCAGTTCGATATGGTAATATTAGAAAATTTGTACAAGCAGTTTGGTCATCACATGAATTGGGCCTTCTGGCAGGTAATGGATTGCAGAACTATATTTAATATGATGCCTGTTGATCCTCGTAAAGCCATACAACAAAATCTTCATAGTGCAGACGAAGACGCATATTATCAAGCAGTATGTGTGCAAGGTGTTTATCAACACTGGTCTATTGAGGGAAGATGATATTCTTACTTGCTAAAAAAGATTATCCTAAACCAAAATTCTTAACATGTCAGTATGAGAATGACGATATATGTTTGTATCTAGATGGTTACTGGGAGACTACTGACACAGGTTTTTACAAAGGTTTCAAGTATGAGTATGTAAAAATTGATATTGTAGATGGCTCAATAGATATATCTATGCCTTTATATCATCAAAGTAAAACATATTTTAATAATGACACAGGACTGTTATTAACTAATAATTATTGTTTCTATGATAATAACACACCTTGCAGTATAGATCATTTTAAATATGACGGCCAATCACATTTTACTGAATCAATTATTCCTGATTTTGGATTTGAAGATATTACATTTGAAACAGCCGCAAAAATTATAGAAGAAAAAATAGCAGAAAGAATTTCATCTGCCTGTTCTGAGTATAATAAATCTGCATTGTTTTTTAGTGGCGGACTAGATACAGCAGTAGTCCTAGCAATAATTAAAAAATATAAATTTCCTATATCAATAAATTATTCTACAAGTGGATTAGAAATACCCGACCTTGTTAAAATACACACAAAGAATTATAGAACACCATTATATAATGAATACTTAAACAGATATATTGCATACAAAGAATGTATAGTCAGTGAGCCTTTTACAGCAATGCTAACTGGATTCGTAGGAGGCATTGAAACATTAAGGTTTCCGCACCATGCTACTTCTATAATGAATTGCTTTGGCTTAGATTATCATGAAGAATTAAATAAACACCCTAATTCTTATCTGTATAACTTTCATATTAGTGAAACTATACCAGACGACTTTCCTATATACGAAGGCACAGATATAACAGAAGCAAAGAAATTTGTACTAAATCAAATATTGCATAACAAAGAAATACTATCTATTGACTATCACAATATAATATCGCCATGGCGAGTTCCTGAGATACCACAATTAATGTTGGGTTTGTCTATTGATGACTTGACGCAACAAACATTTTGTAGTACAATACACAAAGTTATTATAGAAAACACTTTTCCTGATATCATCAAAATGGTACCAGATCAAAAATACGAATCTATAAATAATTACAAAGCATTTCCGCCTGACAAAAGAAGGTGGGGAGATATTAACTAGGAGCAACAATGAATTTTATACCTTATGTAGTAGAAAAAGTAGCAGGTGGCGAACGTAGTTACGACATCTACAGCAGATTATTAAAAGAAAGAATTGTATTTTTAAATGGCGAAGTAAACGATCAGGTATCAAATAGTATTTGTGCTCAGTTACTTTTCTTAGAAGCAGAAGACAGTACAGAAGATATTAATTTTTATATTAACTCACCAGGTGGCGTAGTTACTGCTGGTATGGCAATGTATGACACAATGCAATATATCAAACCAGATGTGTCAACTATTGTTATGGGGCAGGCATGTAGTATGGGCAGTCTACTTGCAACAGCAGGAGCACCTGGTAAAAGATTTATGCTACCAAAAGCAAGACATATGATACACCAGCCAAGTGGTGGTGCAAGAGGACAGCAATCAGATATCGAAATTGCCGCACAAGAAATACGCAGAATGCGAACAGAATTAACTGAGATCTATGTAAAACATAACAGCAAAGGAAAAACCTTTGAAGAGGTTAATGCTGACATAGAACGTGATAATTTTATGACAGCCAATGAGGCGTTAGATTACGGGTTGATAGACGAGATTGTTGATAAACGTCCATAGTAAAACAGATAAATATCTGTATGGATCTATTAAAAGAATTTAAACCTCAAGTCTATACACCTAAAAAAGTAAACAAAGAAGGCTACGACGAAGACGGGGTACTTCACGATAAGTGCGGTACACCTGATTGTTGCCAGTCTTGTGATACTGCTGAGGAGCAGGACAATGACAAAACCATCGATTGATTTAACATTTCTAAAGTATAAAAATTCTATACAAGATCCTGATATATTTGATAACTTTCTATCATTAGGATTCAGACAAGCAAACGAAAGCCTAGAAGATGTGTCTTCATGGCATACCGCCGGCGGTGTTATACTGCATGTAAAAACTGTAATTAACGAGAATAGCGGTGTATATGGATTAGGCTTTTTTAGTGATGAACCAGATGGGTTTCAAGAGTTAGAAGATCCTAATGGTTTCTCATTAACTGTGGCAGGCGAACATGCAATGGAGTCTTATTTAAATGATTCCTTTGATAGAAGAAACGTAACACGTGACCCCAGTGAGTTAATTAATTTTTATGGGTTAGTGTATCATACTAATAATATGCAAGAAACCATAGACTTTTATATGGCTAATTGGGAATGGCAAATACTAGAGCAAGAAGAAAAATACACTTTATTAACCAGTTCTAATAGCAGAAGTATTATAAAGTTCGTTGAAGCAGAAAACAATGCAATACAGACGGCGTATGTAGGCGTAAAAGACATTAAACACCTCAGGTCACAACTGTCTTTTGAGGACTATAACATTGTAAATCCAGGAAGATCTAAACTGAATAATTACAAACTACCTGCAGGATTTAACGAAAGTATTATTAACAATTATCAACTATCAATTGGCGGTAGAAATCAAAACTTTGCTATTGAGTTTTGTGTAAAGAATGCTTTACCAAACTTAGATATGATTTTTAGCCAACGTTTTGCATTTAATACATTAAGTCAAACAAACTATGACAAATTCTACGAAACCACTGAACCAAGTATACTCTGACGAAGAAAGCAATATAATCTTTGGTAAACTTGACCCTACATTAGAAGAAAGAACCTTTGGTATGAATTCACTATGGGAGTCCTTTAAGTACAAGGCACCTATAAATAATAAGGCACATCATAAATTGTCTAGAGAGTTTTGTTTAAAAGAAAAATTAAAGATATATGATGTAATGATTAGGGGAAGACAGATAGGTTTCAAAGATAAAATGGCTTACACTAAGTATCTTTTAAAAGTAAAAAATGTTTAATGATTTTAGCAAATACAATGATGAGGAACTTCTTACTCACATAGACGATTTGTCTAAGAAGTTACTTACTGCTAATCCAAACTATCCTGCTTTCAGACAGTTAGAAGAGTATATTAACGAAGCAAGATTTGAATATAGAGAACGTATTCAATTGAACATGGCAAAAAAAGATATAGAAGAGGGTGTCGGTGTATACGAAATAGGCGAAGGTGAAATGGAAGTACAACCTGATCCTGTACCTGAGGAAGTTAAAGAAGAATTAAGACAAACAGCAATTACAAAATTACTAGCACAACATTATGTTTATAACAACAAGAAATAATTACACTAAAATAACAAAAGATATCTATATGATGAAAGTATTATCTAGTACAGAAGATACTATGTACTCTTTAGATATAATACCATACACAATCAATATTGAATTTACACTACTACCAGAAGATGGCTTTAAAGAAAAAGATGTTTCATACTATCATTCACTAAACTATCACAAAATGAATTTTATGCTAGAAGCAGTATTTGATAATTCATTAGTATTTGATCCAGGAGGTGCTAATTTTGTTTTAAAGAATTGTATGGACTTAGATAATCCTTTAGTTTATGTTCCTAACACTGGCGATGCATGTTTAAATATAGTTTTACACTCTAAGTTTAATGCAATCACAGAGCATTGTTACATAGGTAATGTAGAAATCATTGACTTACGAACAAAAACCAGTTATACTTATACAGATGATGAGTTAAATTATGAGTATTTGCCTAGCATGGACACAATGATAGATGGTATAAAGTTCAATGAAATACCATGGTGGTTTAGAAATGACATATCCACATACGATGGTAGTGCAAAAGATCAAGAAGAATATGATAACTTTATGGCAAACCATTTTGAAAACACGCAACATCATGTAACAGAACCGTTTGACACAATTGAAAACAAAGTTAGAACAATACTTAATCCAGAATCAAAAGACACAGGCGAAATTATTAATTTAGATGAATACAAAAAGAAATCATGGAAACCAAAGATCGTTTAGATAAGTTCAGTAGAAGTCAAAACTGCGAAAACGTTGGCATTGAGTTGCTGTATAACAACAAAGTGCTAGAAGGCATTGACTTTATATCTACTGAAGACGTAAACACTTTTAATAGTAATTGCAATGAACTGGAAATAAATCCATTACAACTGTTAGCCAACATGGGCATCGACGTAGATACATATCATACCAGTATGCAATCACAATGGATGATTCCAGATCACTATAAAGATATAGATATCGATCAATATGTTGTCCATAAACTACCACCCGAACCCACCCAAGATCAAATAAATAGAGTAGTAGATGAATTAGAACTGTATAGGGCCAGGAACCTATATCCTATTCTAAGGGCATTGATATATATTATTGATACCATGCGAAAACATGAGATTGTTTGGGGTGTTGGTAGAGGTAGTAGTGTTGCAAGTTATGTATTATACTTAATAGGCATACACAAAGTTGATAGCCTTAAATACAATTTAGACATTAAGGAATTTTTAAAAGATGAGTAAACATTTAACAAGCAAAGGCAAAGTCATAGATATGGAATCTATTATTGCTCAGCAAGGCGATGCTCCTGCTATTGGCAACATGCCCGTAAATGGTAAAGGTGACCTCATCGGACCAGGTGGCCAAATTATCAAAACAGCAGATCAAAGAGCAAGAGATCATTATAAGAATGTTGATGGTTCTGAGTCTGGCCAAGTTAGTATTAAAAATGCACAACCATCCTTTAGTGGTGTAAATGCAGAACCTTCTGATTTATCACCAGAAGTCAAAACTGCCGCAACAGGCAAGTCAGAGGCTAAAATACAGCCGGACCCAGTAGTTAAAGAAGAACCTGTAAAACAAGAAGTTAAAATGCAAGAAGAAAAAGATGTAGAAGAACTTACTAAAACACAGGTTGCAAAATCAAAAGCACAGGCACAAAGCAAAGAACCAATAGGGTATAAGGAGGTGGAACTGCCCAATGGAGATATAGAAATGGTGCCAATATTTGAGGACGACTGGGAAGACGATGCATAGATTAAAAGCAATAGGTGACAACCTTTTATGTATAAATGGCGACTTCGGTGAGAAGAAATTAGCCAGTGGTATTATTATACCAAACGATGACAGCAAGGAATCAGGTGTTAGAAGCAGATGGTTCCAAGTTTTTAGTGTAGGTCCAACTATCAGAGAAAAGTTTGGCGACGAACTTAAACCAGGCTACTGGGTAGTAGTTAAACACGGTAGATGGACTCCTAATATACAATTACCAATTGATGAATACAGAGAGCAACTCTCAGAAACAATTGGTGTGATGCCTGAAGACGTAGACAAACATGTTTCTTCAGGAGCCAGATACAATGATAAATTTATGTTTTGGAAAGTAGACTATCATGACGGTGTACTAGGGTATTTCCCAGGAAGTGTACTGCCAACAGAATACTATGAAAGCCAGCAAGTCACATCTTCACTAAGAGATGATCAAAGAGTTTATACTGCTAAACAGACTGCTAAACAAGAAATTTATACTGAATCTGGTGAAGTGTGAGTATAGATACACAGTCCTTAAAAGAATCACTAGGCGATACAGCATTAGCATTAGTTATTAACTTTCCGCTGAACATGTTGCTATTGTACATTGCCAATAGAACATTCATACCTAATTTAGATAGCGAAGGAGATATAATCTTTTGGACTTCGGTATTCCTAACATTTTGGTTTACTTTAGTTGCCATTACAAGAAAATATTTTGTAAGGGTTTGGTTTAAGAATAAAGAATTGAGGAAAGCACATGCCGTACATTGAAAAGACAGGTAACAGAGCAATAGCAGAACAACTATGGCAATGGGAAGGAGTAATGCACGACCCAAACATAGATGGCTTTAATGGTTGGGGTTGTAAGAAAAAGATTTATGAAGTTTACTTCCAAGCCAAAAAGGCATTAGACAATGCACCTACTTATGTAGATGAAGATATATTCTTACACGAGCATAGAAAAAAAGAAATAGAACATCAACTTAAAAGAAAAAGATAGTGGAAATCCTGATTGGCAAAAAACAAGCATACCCTTTTGTGTTTGTTAAAGGTAGACGTTGCGGTTCAAACTCATTAAATGTCTGGCTTGAAGCATACATTGGTAGAGAAAATTATTTAGACTTGTCAGGCGACAACTGGTCTATTAATTATGATTTATTTGATGTAGTAGAAAACGATATACTAGCCGCACCTAAAGTAACTTTTTGCCGTAATCCATATTCAAGAGTAGTAGCAGGTTATCTAGCAGACATTTGGCATTATGCTCCTTACTTTCCTGTAAACATAAGTGACCCTGATCACCCTAACCAACCACCACCCAATGCAGACCATTCTACACAAATTGATATGTCTCTATATAAAATGACTGATGATATGGACAAGCACATAGAAGCATTTACATATTTCTTAGATGAGATGTGCGATTACATGAGCGGCAATGAAGCAAGGCATTGGTGGCAAGTTACATTGGTAAACGAACCTTTGATACATACAATACTAGACAATGAACCATCCAATATAGAATTTTTTGATTTTGTTTTAAAACAAGAAGAACTACAAGAACGTTGGCCTGAAGTGTCTAAATTAATCATAGGCAAGGAAACAAAAATACATAAAGCAAATAATTTTCATGCTAGACACCCAAGCGATAATAGAACAACATCAGACTTTATGCAATTATTAGATCACAACAACAATAGAGACAAAATTGCAGAATACTGGAAAGAAGATTTTGAATGTTTTGGCTACGAAAAATAGTTGACTTTTATCTACATTTAGTTTATAATACACAAAAGGAATATATATGAAACAAGGTAACTTATTTGATGAACTGTATGATGCACAGGAAACTGACGATTATACAGATGATACTAATCATGCAAATGCAAATGGTTTGTATCCAATAGCAAGTGAAGATGTTATTAAGCAAGAACTAGTTACATATTATAGAGTTGCAGGTGCTGTTAAGAAAGTAACAAAGTCTAGAAACTTTCTTTTTAATGAACATAACGACACAACAACTATTGAGGTTTTTAAATGAAAGAATTATGGGTAGAAAAATACAGACCTAACACAGTAGATGGATATGTATTTAGAGATATCAATCAACGTAAGCAGATAGAAGGCTGGATTAATGATGGTGCATTGCCACACTTACTGTTTAGTGGTGCTCCAGGTACAGGTAAAACTACATTAGCAAAGGTATTGCTACACAGTTTAGAAGTAGATCAATTTGATATACTTGAAATTAATGCTAGTAACGAAAATGGTATTGACGTTATTAGAGATAGAATCACAAACTTTGTGAGTACTATGCCGTTTGGAGAGTTTAAGTATGTATTGCTAGATGAAGCAGATTACATTACTCCTAATGGGCAGGCGGCGTTACGTGGTATGATGGAAATGTATCATACAACTGCTAGGTTCATATTAACCTGTAACTACCCACAAAGAATTATCCCGGCTCTTCATTCTAGGTCCCAAGGTTTCCATATTGAGAAACTAGACATAAATGAATTTACAGCCAGGATAGCAACTATCTGTGTTGAAGAGGGCGTACAGATAGATTTAGAAACCCTTGACACTTATGTACAAGCAAGTTATCCAGATCTTCGTAAGAGCATCAACTTGGTACAACAAAATGTAGTCGACGGTGTATTACAAAGTCCTCAAGATGGCGATGCCGCACAAAGCGACTGGATGCTATCTATGGTAGAGTTATTCAAAGCAGGCAAATACAAAGAAGCAAGAACACTTATTTGTGATCAAGCAAGACCAGAAGAGTACGAAGATGTATTCAAGTTTTTGTACAGAAACTTAGATTTATGGGGAGCAGAGCCACTGAAGCAAGACCAAAGCATTGTTATCATAAGAGATGGTATGGTGAAGAGTGTGTCTTGTGCAGACCCAGAGATTAACCTTAGTGCAACTCTAGTAGAACTAGAGATGAATGCTATGGGTTAATAAATATTAGCATGAAAAAGAAAGCAGTTGTTATATCTGAATCTAACAAACAAAAGCCAAGAATATCTAAAGAAATAATTCGTTCTACTTTTCCAGCAAACTACAGATCTTTAGGTGCTCATGTTATCAAACACGAATTTGAAAAGTTAGGTGTAGAATCAACTGTTATAGATTTTTGTTTTCATTTTGACGAAGAAGACTTAATCAAAGGTGTAATAAATTTTTTACGCAATTCAGATGTACAGTTTATATGTATAAGTGCCACTCTATCTATGGGACTAGAGCAAGAGTATATTGCACTTGCTCGTAAAATTAAAAGTAAATTGCCTAATGCAAAAATATTATATGGAGGCAATAGAAGAGTACAACGTAACGACATGGAATACATGAAACATTGCGATGGTATTTTCTTAGGTAGATGTGCAGAAATGCTAACAGATTTTGTTGCTGGTAAAGACATGTCAAAGTTTATACAAAATCCAGAGTTTACAAATATTTTTGCTAACCATAATTATAATTATGACATTGAAAAACCTATTACATACGGTTTATTTAAAGATGATGACTTTTTAGAATCTACTGACGTAATAGGATTTGAAGTTGCATTAGGCTGTAAATTTAATTGTAGTTTTTGCAATTATCCATTACGAGCGTCTAAGACTTTATATATGAATTGCGAAGAGCAACTTTATTACACAATGCAACACGCATATGATACATACGGTATTACACACTTTTACGCCGCAGACGATACAATTAATGAGTCAGATGAAAAACTTGAATTACTTGCTAAAGTTGTTAATAAATTAAGTTTCAAACCCAGAATAACATCTTTTGCTAGACTTGATGTTATGGCAAAAAGACCTCACCAGATTGATTTGTATAAAGAAATTGGAATGAATGGTGCTAACTTTGGTATAGAAAGTTTTGGTAATGCCGCAATAAAAGCCACAAGAAAGAAAAGCACAATAGAAGATCTTGTGTATGTTTCTCAAAGGTTAAGAAAAGAAATAGATGACTTTTGGATTAGTTCAGGTTTTATATTTGGATTAGCAAACGACAGTTACGAAGAGTTTGAAAAAAATTTAAGATACTGTGAAGACAATTTACTTGTTGATAATGCTGGTACTATAACATTAATCATTGAGCCTAAAAAGAATCATCCTGGCTACAAAGACTTTGGAGGAGAATGGTTAGCATGGGACGAAGGCGCCTTTGCTGATATAGATATATACCCAGAAAGATTTGGTTACACCATAGACGAAAATACATTAGAATGGTCAAACGAATACACTAATAAATCAGAAGCAAAAGAACGTACTGACATAGCCTCAAAAGCAATACAAAAAAGAAATGTCATAACAAATCATATTGAAGCATTTACTTGGCAAAGTGTCATGGCACAAGGCATAGCATCATCAAGAAACGACTGGTATGAACAAAAAGAAACCTTGTCAGGATTAGGTCTTGTTCAAAAAGCAACTTATATTACAGATCAAACAGTAAATAGGTATGTAAATAAAAAATTAAATTGGTTACTTAATGAAGTATAAAATAGGAATTATAGGTAAAGGTTTTGTAGGAAGTGCTGTCAGTGATGGCTTTTCTAATATAGAACAGTACGTGGTGGATCCTAAAATTTCAGAGGACAACACAATTGATAAACTTGTCAATGACTTTGATCCACCGCTTACTTTCGTTTGTGTTCCAACACCACCTAATGAAGACGGTAGTGTTAATGTAGACATTGTTACTGAAGTTCTACAAGAATTAAACGATTGTGAGTATAAAGGTATAGTTGTTGTTAAAAGCACAATTATACCTGACTACTTACATGTATTTAAAAAATCCTACAAATTAAAAATAGTTTATAATCCAGAGTTTCTCACTGAAGCAAATGCTTCACAGGACTTTGTTAATCCAAACATGCAAGTACTCGGAGGGAAATGGAAAGACTGCGACACAGTTGAAAAAGCATACAATAGGTATAGCAATGTGAGAGTAGTTCCGACATTCAAAGTAGACTTGAGTACTGCAAGTTTGATTAAGTATACTATTAATAGTTGGTTAGCAACTAAAGTTGTTTTCTTTAATGAACTATACAACCTACAACAAGCAAGTAGCAGTATGGTTAGTTGGGATCAGTTTACAGATATGCTAACAAGAGATCCACGCATGGGCAATAGTCATATGAAAGTGCCCGGGACTGATGGCGAGTTTGGCTTTGGTGGACATTGTTTTCCTAAGGACACAGAAGCATTAATCAATTATGCTCAAAGTAAAAACATTAAATTATCACTGCTAGAAAAAGCAGTTAGTAAAAACAAGAAGATAAGATGATAGCAACTATAGAACCCATAGTAGAAACACTAGAAGCATTAGAAACTGATTTAGACCGTTATGAATACTTAATTGAATTAGGCGACAGTCTTGCAGGTATTGGTGTTACAGAAATGATTAATGACGAAAACTATGTTGCAGGATGTCAAAGCGATGTGTGGTTAACACACATACTAGACGAAAACAATACATTGCAATTCTATGCACATTCAGACAGTAAACTTGTTAAAGGTTTATTACATATTTTAGTAGAGGCATTCAGTGGTTACCAACCAAATGATATGCTTAATTTTAACATGTCTTCCGTACAAAAGATACCATTAGGTGCTCAACTTAGTATGCAAAGACAAATTGGTATGATGAGTGTGTTTAGGAAAATGCAATACATATCAAAACAATATACAGCATCAGCATGATTACAATACCCGATATAATAGGATTCACAGGTGTGGCATTACTTATAGTCACATACGCATTATTACAATTAGAACGCATAGACCCTAAGGGTTTTTGGTACAGTTTCAATAACTTAATTGTAGCAATACTTGTAACAGTTAGTCTAGTTTACACACCTAACCTAGCAAGTTTGGTAATAGAATTCTTTTGGTTTATAATCAGTGCCTATGGAATCTACATGTACTTTAAAAGGAAGAACAGTTGAAAATAGCAATTACAGGACATAGCAAAGGCATTGGTAAAGCATGTTTTGATTTACTAAGCAAAGAGCATGATGTAATTGGTATGAGTAGAAGCAATGGCTTTGATATAAATGAAATCAAACCTATCATAATGACAGCCAACTCCTGTGATATGTTTATTAATAATGCATACAGTGGCACTAAACAATCTGAACTTTTTGATCAATTGTTTAACTTGTGGAGAACAGACGATACTAAAACTATTGTAAATATTAATAGTAGAAGCAAGTATGACGGTGTTAGGACATCATTGTATGGAGCAGATAAAAAGCATTTAGATCATATAGCACAATCTAATGTATTCAGCGATATGAATAAAAGAGTCAGAGTAATTAATATTAATCCAGGCTATGTAGATACTGATATGATACCGCCACGTGCTAAAGATTACAATAAACTTTCACCTGAAACAGTAGCAGAAGCAATTAAGTGGTGCATTGATAAACCACAAGAAATAGAAATCAACGAGTTATCATTATGGTCGACCTGGTTACAGTAGCAGAAGAAATGATTAAGTACGAGCCTGAATTTAGAGAAGGTGGGTTTGTCTACACGCATATTAAACAAAACAAAAGCGACCCTCTGGTTGCTATTAAAAGTGCAGTTGATAGGATGACCGACTTGTATGATTTAGAGCATAACCAAGTCGGCCAAGTTAGCGAAATTATCTTACAAAGATTAGTTTAAATCATTATAGACACTTAGTATTTCTGCAACAGCAGGGTGCCTTTCTATATCTTTGCTAGTAAATTCTATTGTTCTAATGAATTCGTAATCCTTTTCTTCTAGTCTTTCTAAGAAATCCTTTAATCCATTGTCACCAAAGCCTCTATCATGTTGACGTAAGTCACCGGTAATAACCATTTTACTGCCTACGCCTATTCTAGTTAAAAGCATTTTCATCTGTTCAATAGTTGCATTTTGCATTTCATCTGCAATAACAAATGAGTTTTTAAATGTTCTACCTCTCATATATGCCAGTGGTGCAATCTCAATAATGTTTGCGTCTATCATATTTTCTATGTGACTGGGTGTAAAGTGTTCCTCAAAAATATCTATAATTGGCCTAGTCCATGGAGCCATCTTATCCTGTAATGTACCAGGTAAGAAGCCGTGTTGCTCATCAACACTTATTGCTGGCCTTGTAATAACTATTTTGGACACCATTCCAGACATTAACGACTGTACGGCCTTCTTTGTAGCAATATATGTTTTACCCGTACCTGCTGGTCCTACAGCAAATGTAATAGACGTATTTGTATGCTCTAGTGATGCAAGTAAATTGTCTTGGGTTATGTTTCTAGGTACTACTGTACAATTAGCCGTCTTCGTATTATATCTGTTATCAAGTTTCAATATTAATTCCTCCGTTTGTAGTTGGCGTATTTTCGCCTTGAATTCTCGTTCTTTGCGTTTTTTTCTTGACATGGTTGTCTCCTTATTAGAGCCATAAAAAAACCGTGCATGGGTTCCATGAACGGTGGGGTTCTGTATGTATTTCTACAACTTTTTAAATGGTTGTTAATCATCATGTAATATTATTTAGTATTTGACGTCAATGTTAAAACAACTCATTTAATAACTTTGATAAATACTTGTATGTCAAAATATACATCTGAAGATATAAACAACACTATTAAAGCAATCAACCAAGATCGTACACTTCTTGATATGCTATTAGAACTAGATGGTCTGTTTGAGCACCTAGGTATTTATGCATTTAAGAACTGGAAGAAGGGCAAGATAGTCGAAGTAGGACGTCCTAGTAAATACTGGATTGACCTAACATTGATGTATGATAAAAACGATATGCCAGACCCAGAAGGAGCATTACGTTTAACTAACAAAGATTGCAAAGTTAAATTTAATGAAGATGTATTTGAATATCCTAAAAAGATAATGGGTCCAGATGATATAGAAGTCGAAATCAAACGTAATAGAGTGTACAGAAAAACTAAAACAGAATCAGATCCTGTATGGTTAGTCGAATTAAGAATACCAAGAAAGTATTTAGAACATTATGATGAAGCAGAAACTAAAATAAATGACGATGTTATATCTACACAGGATGCAGACGAAGGTGCAATGTTACAACAAGGAGTTGATCCATCAGCACCTGCACCAGCAGATCCACTAGGAGGCGGCATATAATGAAGCACGAAGATTTAGTAGACTTAGTTATACCTAAAGTAAGCCTAGACGAATTTGCACCTAAAACAGGTGACAACAAAGACGTTATTGTTATAGGCTTTTATGTAGATGATCTTGATCCTGCTAAAGACTTATCAAACTTTATTGAGGCCGGAGCATACGAAACATTAGATTGTGAGGCATCACCTGCCTCAAATGAAGACGGACACTACATGGTGTTTGTTGAAGTAGACAGAGACGATAAAGTCTTTGAGAAATTAGATAAAATTTTACATGATGTAGAGAACTTGTCTGGTAAATTAGCATGGACTGTAAAGCCTTACTATGCAGAACAAGATTTCAAACTACACGAAGATACATGGAAAGATTTTGTAATAGTGGACCCAGATATGTATGTAGATAAAAAAACATTCCAACAAAACAAAGTACAAGCAGAAGAATCTGCTTACAAAGAAAACTTAGGTAACTTTTTAATTGACAGTTTAATGTCAAACGTAAGTTTAGATAAAGACACAGAAAGAGATACAATACAATTTCAAAGAGGTAAAAGAGTATTTGAATTTGAATTAGTCAACTTTGGTCAAAAAGATATACTAGAAGACATTTCATCAGAACCTATTAGAAGTATGTTAAGCGATGACTTGGCATTTGCTGATGCAATTGGCAAAACATACGCAATTAATAACTTTAGCGATGGTAGGTTTACAATTTCTAGAGAAGGCAGTGACGATGTTATGTTATTGAGAAAAATATGAGAGTAGAAATTTTAGAAGTCCTAGAAGGACATTTTGGCAAAGATAAAGATATTACTGTAGACAGTCATATAATGGACGACTTAGGCGGTGATGAATTTGACATAGTTGATGTATTTGTTCAGATAGAATCCAAACTAGGTATATCCATACCAGAAGAAGAAACATTTGATATAATGACTGTGTCTGCACTATGTGAAGTAGTAGAGAGACATGTTGGGTCAAATTAAACTAGTTTTCTTTTTTCTAATGTTGTCCGGAGCCGCAGGAGGCTTATGGTATGTACAACATCTAAAAGCAGAAAACGAAATCCTTACACTAAACAATGAAAAACTTAATAATGCTGTTGAGCAACAACAAGCAGTTATTGAGCAACAGTTACGTGATATAGAAACTAAGACCGCACTCAATAACCAGTTAAATGAAAACAATGCTAAACTTACAGCAGATTTAAATCTTGCAAATGAAAAGTTTAACAAAGTAAATGCATCAGGCGAAAGAAGAGATGTTGGTGCATTAGCAGTAGCAAAGCCTAAAAGTATACAAAGAATAGAAGGCAAAAGAGAAAAACAAAGAGCAAGGTGTTTTGAAATAGCACAAGGCTCACCACTAACAGAGGAGGAGTTAAATGCAACTAAGAAATCGCAGATTAATGCAGAATGCACTAATATTGCCAATCCTAATTACGTTCCTTATTAGTGGTTGTGCATCTACAAAGTCTTTAGAAATCTTTACTAAAGAAGTAGAACGTATGCCCTTAGACTTAGATATGCCTCCAGTTGTAGCATTGGAGCAAATTAATTGGAAGATTATAAACGAAGGCAACCAAGAAGAAGTATTTGCTGAACTTAAAAAAGCAAACATAGATGCTGTATTATTTGGTCTTACTGACGAAGATTACGAACTATTACAAAAAAACAATGTGCAAATGAGAAATCAAATCATAAAGTACAGAGCAATCATAGAAGCATATAAACAATACTATGAGCCAGAAGAACAGCAAGGCAAAGAAGACAGTAGCAGTATTATTAAGTCTAGTGACTTTGAGCCAAAAAAACTCACAAAAGACGATTAACACTTGACATTTCTGTCAAAGAACATTATAATAAGTTAATATGGATCACTACCAAACATTGGGGGTTAGCCGCGATGCTGATGCCTCCGCTATCAAAAAAGCATATCGCAAATTAGCGAGTAAGCATCATCCTGACAAAGGCGGTAACCCTGAAGAATTCAAAAGAGTGCAAGAAGCATACGACACACTAAGTGATCCACAAAAACGTAGTCAGTATGACAATCCTAATCCTTTTGAAGGCTTTGGTGGTGGTGATCCTTTTAGTGGCGCCAATCCGTTTGGAGATATATTTAGAGATATATTTGGACAAAGAGGTCAACGTCGTAGAGAACAAAACTTTGATGCTCAAACAGATATACTATTATCATTGGAAGATGTGTTTTTTGGTGTAACAAAAAGAATAGATGTTGGTACAGGTGTTATAGATCTCAATATACCAAAAGGCACAGAAGAAGGTACTCGTTTCACTTTACATGGCAAAGGCCCACAGCAAGATCCTAACTTACCGCCAGGTAATTTATTTGTAAGAGTCAGATATCAGCCACATAGAGAATTTGCTAAAAATGGTAACGACCTTATTGGTATTGTAGAAATTGATTATCTAGAAGCCATTGTTGGTACCACTATTGAAGTTAGGCATGTTAATGGCAGGATGTTATCAGTAAACATTCCGGCACTAACACAACCTAACTCTAGACTTAAATTAAGAGGAGAGGGTTTTACAAATCCACGTAGCAGTATAGTAGGAGACTTCCTTTTACAAGTGTCTGTTACTGCACCCGAATCCATAGATCATGATCATGTTAACCTTATACGAAGAATTAATCAAGAACGTAGGAGAAATAATTAAATACTATTATGAATGTTGAAGGAATTATAGAAAAAGCATACGAAATATCTAATCAATTTAGTCATGAGTATATGACTCTAGAGCATGTTGCTCTGGCTCTTATTAAAGATAAAGAGATTAAAAAAGTATTAGGTGAATGTAATGTTGAAATTAAACAATTAGAAGCAGACATTGTGACTTATCTTAATGACGATGAGTACAACAATCTTAAATCAGAAGGCGGTAGCACAGGCAAGCCTAAGAAAACTGTAGCAGTTGAACGTGTCTTTCAAAGAGCATTTGCACAAAGTATCTTTAATGGTAGAGATAAAATATCTGCAATTGATTTGCTAGTTAGTATTACAAATGAAGAAAATTCACATAGTGCATATTTTTTAGCAGTTAATGGTTGCCATAGAGAAAATTTAATTGAAATATTAGGCGATGTCGTTGAAGGCGAACTAGTAGAAGAAACACAAGACTACATTAAAAACTTAAACGAAGAAGCAATGAACGGAAGTATTGATCCTCTCATTGGTAGAAGCGAAGAAGTAAATGATGTTGTTGAAATACTTGCTAGACGTAAAAAGAATAACGTATGCTTAGTTGGTGAACCCGGAGTAGGTAAAACTGCTATTGCAGAAGGTATGGCATGGAAAATTATCAACAAGCAAGTTCCTAAAACACTAGAAGATAAAACTGTTTATCAAATAGATGTTGGTACAATGTTAGCAGGTACAAAGTTTAGAGGTGACTTTGAAGAAAGACTAAAAACAGTTTTAGAACAGATAGAAAAGAACGAAAATGCTATTCTGTTTATTGACGAGATACATATGATTATGGGTGCCGGTAGTGCTGGTAGCAGTCAAGTAGATGCGGCAAACATGTTAAAGCCATTGTTAGGCAAAGGTAAACTATTGTGTATTGGTGCAACAACACCAGATGAATTTGCAAGTACATTTGAAAAAGACAGAGCATTAATGCGTAGGTTTGCAAGACTAGACGTAGAAGAAACAACACTTAAAGATACTATTAAAATATGCCAAGGCTTACAGCCATACTACGAAGAGTTTCACAAAGTCAAGTATGAAGAAGGTGCTATAGAAAAAGCATGTGAATTGGCAGACAGATATATTAAGAATAAGTACTTTCCAGACAAAGCATTAGACATTGTAGATGCCGCAGGTGCAGTCACTAAAGTATTAGAAAAGAAAGTTGTAAATCTTGACTCAGTAGTAGCACAGGTATCAAAGATTGCTAAAATTAAACAAGAAGTAGTAGATGTTAAAGACACAAAAGGCTTCAGCAAGTTAGATAAAAAGATTAAAAAGAAAGTGTTTGGACAAGACGAAGCAGTCGATAAACTAGTAGAAAGTATACTTGTTAGTAAAGCAGGCCTAAGAGAACCAAACAAACCAATTGGTAGTTTCCTATTTGTAGGACCGACTGGTGTAGGTAAAACAGAAACAGCAAGAGCATTAGCAGACGAATTAGATATTAAACTTGTTAAGTTTGACATGTCAGAGTATATGGAAAGACATAGTGTAAGTAAACTAATTGGTGCTCCTCCAGGTTATGTAGGACACGCAGAAGGTGAACTAGGACAAGGCATGTTGCTTTCTGAAATTGATAAGAATCCTAATTGTGTATTGCTACTAGATGAAGTAGAAAAAGCCGCACCAGAAGTATTACAAGTGTTACTACAAGTAATGGACGATGGTAGACTTACAGGTGCAACAGGCAAGCAAGTAGACTTCAGTAATGTTACACTTATAATGACAAGTAACTTAGGTGCCGCCAAGGCAGAAACAAGCAAGATTGGATTTGGTGAAACATCACATACAGACACAGATATAAAAGCAGTCAAAAGTTTCTTCACACCAGAGTTTAGAAACAGGATAGACTCTTATGTTAAGTTTAACAAACTAGGAATGAAAGAAGTTAATCTTATTATTGATAAAATTGTTAGAGAAACAAACGAATTACTTGCTAGTAATGACAGTAAAGTTAGTATTGAACTTACCAAAGCGGCTAAGAAATATATTGCAGATAACGGATTTGAACCTAGCATGGGTGCAAGGCCTTTAAAAAGATTGTTCGAAGATGTTGTCAAGAAGCCAATTAGTAAAAAAATATTGTTTGATAAAATAGAGGAAGGCGTAGTACTTGTAGATTATATTGAGCAGTTTGAATTCACTGTCAAATGAATTTAGGCAATACTGTTTCCGGTATAGATATCCGGCCATCATTTAAATTATGGTGGAATAAGTATCATATCAAAGCAGAAGTAAAAGGCAATTGGCTTATACACGATCCTATGGTATTAGAAGAAATATACAAATTTCAAAATCAGTACTGCTGGGACACAATGAAATTTGCATGGCACAAAAATTATTCAGTGTATTTTTCAGATAGCAAAGTTGCTAAAAAATTTATTAGAAAATTTAAAGATAGTATAATTAGTGTACAAGGTATACGTTCGCAAGAAGAATATGATGTTATTACATCAAATAATCAAATACTTAGAAGACAACTGTTTTTTAATAAATATAGATATGTAGCATACAAGTATTGGCCAAATATTGATTGGGTTAAAAAAGTTAGCAAACTTAGTATGGATGCAAAAGTAACACACACTGGTGATGGTTGGAAATCAACAGTTTACATGACCAATAAAAAAGATGTTGCTAAATTACAATTAACAGTAGGTAATAGCGAAATATATAAAGTTGTTACCACAGAGGAATTATAAATGGGATTATTTGGAAGAGACACAAAATTAGATAGAGAAGCAGTTTTTGAGCAACTTAAAATAGATGAAGGAGTAGTCAATGAGATCTACCTCGACCACTTGGGATACCCGACTTTTGGAGTGGGGCATTTGGTCCTCGACACCGATCCAGAGCATGGAGCAGAAGTTGGAACACCAGTATCAGAAGAACGTGTTAAAGAATGTTTTGAAAGAGACCTTGACACAGCAATATCTGAGTGTGAGTTATTATACGAAGAAGGGGTGTTTGGAGACTTACCAGACGAGGTCCAGCAAATCTTGGTTAATATGATGTTTAACATGGGTCGTACAAGACTTAGTAAGTTTAAGAAAATGCATGCCGCAATTCTAAAAGAAGATTGGAAAGAAGCCGCAAAGGAAGGTAGAGATTCAAGATGGCACAAACAAGTAACTAACCGTGCTGAAAGACTGATGACTCGACTCGAACAAGTTTAACAACATTCTCATAAGTGCCTTATTGAGATAAATACAATTGAGGCTACTTATGAGAAGAACATTAGAAATGCTAGGAAACTCAAGCGATAACATGAGTTTAACCGGCGACAAAATCAAAGCAGATAGTTATTTCGGTTATACGGACGGAATTCACTCCGTTAGTGTAAAGTTAAATGCTTTTGTAGGCAAGATTAAACTGCAAGGCACACTATCATTAACCCCTGAATCAGCCGATTGGGGAGATATTAAACTAATTGAAAAAGCATCTGCAACTACAGGCACAGAAATTCACACATTTAAGGGTAATTATGTATACCTAAGAGCCGTTCTAGATAGAACAGGAGTCGGCGATGGTAGTACATACGAGTCATCTTACGGTAGTATCTCACAAATTTTATTAAGCAATTAAATCAACTTAGTTGATAAATACATTATAATTGCAAATTAGAATAGGAATACTATGCCAAATGTAACAGGAGATAATTTAACTTTTAATATAGACGGGATCACCGATAATCAGATCCTAGTTTACGATTCTGCACAAGGAATTTTTGTAGCACAAGATAGTTTGTCTTCAGATGCCAATGCCGCCGTTACTGGTGGTGCTAATGTTGGTGCTTCAGGCATTGGACTATTCTCAGCAAAAGACGGTTCACAATTAAACTTTAAAAAGATACAAGGCTCAGGTGCAACAACTGTAACTGAATCTGCAAACGTTATTACTGTTTCCTCAACAGCATATACACTACCAACACCATTAAGCATTCACAATGTGAATGGCAATACAAATATCTTCTCAGGTAGAAACTTTGGTGATAATGCTAATATCACAGCATACGCAGGTATATTAAATAACGCAAACTATCCTACTAACAGTCAAAGTGCAGGATTTGATGCTAAAACAAGATTTGTTATTAGTTCAAACGATGCCGCAGATGTAGAACTTAGTTCACAACATAGTTTAATATTAGGAACAAAAAGCACAGATGGTCATATTGAAGTTAGAAGTGCAAACAGTACTGTATTTTATGTAGGTAGTGCAAGTAGTACAACACCAGCATTAAAAATAAATTCTAATAGAAGTACAACATTTGCTAACGCATTTACATTACCAACATCAGATGGTACTAACGGACAAGTACTTGTAACAAATGGTTCAGGTGGTGTTAGTTGGACAACATTACAAACTGGTGGTTTAACTGCTAGTCAACTAACTGCCAACTTAGCAAATTATATTCCTAAGAGTGCCACAAGTGCACCAGATACAACAATGTCATATGACATTGGTAACAGCAATTACAAATATTTAAATATATTTGCAAACAGATTTAGAGGAACAGCAGACTCGGCCATTAGATTAGAAGATGGCTCAACTATTATTACAGCGGCAACATTAGCAAACGCAGTCAACAAAACAAATAATTTAAGTGACTTACCAGATGCCGCAACAGCAAGAACAAATTTAGGTGTTTACAGCAAAGCAGAAGTTGATGCCAATATTGCATCAGCACAATTACAAAATGCTATAAGCACAGTTACTAGTGTTGGCTCAGCAAATACAATCAGTGCCACAAGTGCCACCCACGCAATTAGATTTGAGGGCGGAACAGGTATTGATGTAAATCAATATACAGCCAACAATACTATACAGATTTCAAAAACAGATGCTATCACAGGCGTATTTAAAAACGTCGATGTAGATGGCACACTTCTTATTGCAGATAACAATAATGATACATTAAATTTAGTTAGCGGTAGTAATGTAAGTTTTACTGCTAATCCAGGAACAGATTCAATTATAATTGATGCTACATTAAATGATAGTAGTATTGACAAGTACACTAAAGCAGAAGTTAATACAGCAATTACCTCTAATGTATCTGCATTAAGATATTATAAGAGTTTTACAGGCGATTCAGGTTCAACAGATGCTAGTGCCAAAGACGATACATTTAATATTGTTGGTGGTACAGGTATAACAACATCAGTTACAGGCGATACAGTAACAATTAATAATACCCAACTAAATGATGGTATATTTAAAAATATTAGTGTTGCTGGACAAGACTTAATTATTGCAGAAAATAATCAAGATACATTAAATTTTGTAGCAGGTAGCGGTATTTCGATTACTGCTGATGCAAGTACTGATACTATTACAATTAATAACACAGGCAGTGGCGGAGGCGGTGGAGCCGGCGAAGCATTTAAAACTGTAAGTGTACAAGGTGGTAATAGTGTAGTAGCAAATGTAGCCGCAGACCAATTAACATTTATAGCAGGTGCTAATGCAACAATATCAGCAGATAGCAATGCTCAAACAATTACAATCGATGCTACCGGTTCAGGTTCAGGAGTCAAAGGTGATACTGGAGCAACTGGCCCAGCAGGTAGTGATGGGGCAAAAGGACAAAAGGGTGAAGTAGGAGAGACTGGCGCAACAGGAGCCACAGGTCCACAAGGAAATGTAGGTAATACAGGACCTGCAGGAGCCAATGGAGACAAAGGTTCAAAAGGAGATCAAGGTGCCCAGGGAACAACTGGTGCAACTGGAGATAAAGGTGCACAAGGAGATGTTGGACCAACAGGACCAGCAGGTGCAACTGGACCAGCAGGAAACGATGGAGCAAAAGGCGAAGTTGGCCCACAAGGACCACAAGGAACTGCCGGAGATAAAGGAGCCACTGGAGCAACAGGACCTCAAGGAGATGCAGGACCAACAGGACCACAAGGAACTGCTGGAGATAAAGGTGAAGTTGGAGCAACTGGACCACAAGGACAAAAAGGTGAAATAGGTGCTGGTACTAACCAAACACTAAGTATGACAGGTAATGTCATTTCAATTAGTGGCGGTAGTAGTAATGTTGATATAAGTTCAGCATTAGATAGTGTTGATGCCTCAGTTGCCGTTGCAAATGTTTCCCCAAGTGGTGGCTCTGAAGGCGACTTATGGTGGGCAAGTGATGACGGTGATCTATACATTTATTATGATAGTTCATGGGTAGCGGCCTCATCAGCAGGAGATAAAGGACAAAAAGGTGATACTGGACAAAAAGGTGAAACTGGAGCCACAGGTGCTCAAGGTACAACTGGTGCTCAAGGTGTAGCAGGTCCAACAGGTCCACAAGGATCAAAAGGTGATATAGGTCCACAAGGTTCAACTGGTGCTCAAGGTGCCACAGGACCTCAAGGTGCTCAAGGACAGAAGGGAGCCACAGGTGCTGATAGTACAGTAGCAGGTCCAACAGGACCAGCAGGAGCAACAGGACCAGCAGGTCCAACAGGTCCTCAGGGAGATGCTGGTAACGATGGAGCCAAAGGACAAAAAGGAGAATTAGGACCACAAGGTGCAACTGGACCACAGGGTGGACAGGGTACTAAAGGTGAAGTAGGTCCACAGGGTTCAGCAGGTGCTACAGGACCAACAGGACCTCAAGGTAACGTAGGACCAGTAGGTCCAACAGGAAGTAAGGGTGACAAAGGTGAATTAGGTGGCCCAACTGGACCGACAGGTGATAAAGGACAAAAAGGTGACACTGGACCACAGGGTACAGCAGGTAGTGACGGTAATGCAGGTCCAACAGGTCCACAAGGACCAACAGGTGCTAAGGGTGAACCAAGTACAGTAGCAGGTCCACAAGGACCAGCAGGATCAGATGGAGCAGATGGATCAGATGGTGCGGCTGGAGATAAAGGACAAAAAGGTGAGCCAGGTGGCGGCGGAGGCGGCGGTTCCGTAACACGTGGTAACACTTATGAAAGAATGAAACTCAATTACAGTACGTCAGGCGCACTATCAAGTATATCAGATACTACAGCAGGCATTAATGCTACAACAATTACCAGCGATACAGGTGCTGAGATTGAAGTACAGTTTACAGGATTTGATTATCCACCAGTAGCAATTATGGCCCATGGTTATCAATATGCGTCAAACAAATACAGCATGAATGCTGTTAGTGGTGACTGGACAACAAGAACAGTAGACGGCGGCGGAAGCAGTGGATCTCCAACAGCATTTGGAAGTTTCTCAAGTGATGCTAACGTAGACTTGAAAGTCACAGAAGCGATAACAGGAGCAAGTAGATCGTTTGGAACAAGCACCCATGCTTGGATTACGTTTGTGATGGCGGAGTAATACTATGTCTTATAAGACTAGTCAAATAGAACTCAATGTACCAAATAAAGTTTTAGGTGTTAATGTAACTAGCATTACTGGTAAAACTGTATGGCCACATGCTAACGGTTCAGCAGACAGATGGTACTCAGGTGGTAGTTCCCCAAAAAATTATCAATGGACTATTGTGTTTTCAGTTACATCTCAATCACATGGTTCTCACTTAACAAGAAAAGACAGAGAGTTTAACGGACTTGATGTAGCAGTTGGCGACTGGGTAGCAGGAGCAACTGACGGTAAGTGTTTAAAAATTATTTCAGTTGACAGCAAAAGTGCTAGTTCAGTAACATGTGTTGTTGAAGACGTAGCACGTTACAATACATTTAAAAGTAATACAGGACTTGGTATATTCAATAGTGGTAGTGCTGTAGTGTTCACACTAAACGAAAGTGGACACCCAATGTTAGATCCACTTCCAACTGGTATTGTTAGTTCGGACTTTTACGCAAACGTAAACAGTAGATTTCAATACTTAAATCCACAATTAAATTACTTATTAGAAAAGACAGCACACGGTTTTAGTGTAGGTGATGTTATAGCAGTCAGTGATACAGGAGATTTTGTTAAGGCAAATGCCGCTCTAGTAAGTAAGAGTTTTGGTGTTGTAGTAGAGAATGGCCCAGGACCTAACGCATTTATGGTGTCACCTAATAACAGAATTATAGACTTTGTACCAGCAATACCAGGTTCAGCAGGAGATTTTATTTACGCAGATACAGATGGAGACTTAACTACATCTGATACAGGTAAAATAATGTTCTTAAAGATTGCTAATGCTGTAGAAACAAGCACAACTGGTTCAGCAATAAACCCAACAATACCAGATGGTACAGTTGTTAAATTTAATGGTGTAAGTCACACATTTAATGGAGCAGGCTTTAGTAGTACATTATCAGAAACTGTAAGTCAAATAAATGGACTTAGTGGTACAAGTATAACAGCAGATACATCACCGGCACCAACAACTGTGACTTCAAGTGCTAGTGGAACAGCATACGGACTAGTTGGCGGTTATACAACATTTAGTGCTATTTTTAATGGCGGTAGTGGTAATACAACAGTAAACTTTACTACTAATGCCGCAGGACAAAGTGCATACGGTATAGCAGTTGCTATTCCAGAAGACATGGCAACAGATATTAATGCCGCAAGTATTCCTAATTTGACTGCTACATTTACTAGTAGTGCATTAACACTCACAGAAGCAAACGGTAATGCTATAAACATCTTTAATAATTCTAATGATACTAACGGTAATCCATTTGTAGGTAGTAGTAATGTTTCTGGGTTACCTTCTTTTACATCAGCAAGTACAGGTAGTAAACTAAAACTTACTAGAACTGATGGTGGGCCAATTGATATTTACGATAGCACAGGTAACTTTGAAAACAACGCAGGTATTTTCAGTGTACACAATGGAATGTTCCCATTAGCAATGAATGTAGAACAAGGTATTAGAAGTGCTAGTGTAACAGTAGTATCAGATATAAGTGCTAGAAATTCACTATCACCTACAACAGGTGACCAAGCATACGTTATAGATAACGGTGTTGGTGAGTGGGCATTATACTTATATGATGGTAGTAGTTGGACTAAGGTAAGTGACCAGGATAGTGCTAATACCGACGCACAGACGCTCACATACAACGTAACAGCACCAGTAGGAGGCTTTGGTAACAGTCAAAATTATGACTTAGGTAATGTATCGCCAGGTGGTAAAATACAAAGTGTTAGTGTCGAAGTACACACAGCATTCACAGGTGGTTCACAAGAAGCCACAATGGAAGTTGGTACCACAGTAGATACAGATTTCTTACATGGACAGGACGATAACGATCCTGGCTCAGCAGGCGGATACATAACAAATCCAGAGTATGTATGGCCTTCTTCTAATACAGATGAATTAGAAGTAAACTTCAGAATCAATCATTACGGCGCAACAGCCGGTAATGCCACTGTTAAAGTCACATACGTTTAAAAAAAGCACAGAAATTTTAAGGTATTTAAAGGCCAGTTTTTCTGGTTCAAAGATAAATAGTAGTACACAATACATCAACACACATTATTCCGGAACAATGTAAAAATTGAAAGAGGGAGTTGAATACCCTCAAAAACTCCAAGGAGAAAATCAAAATGGCAGATGTAAAGAATTTTGGTCTAAAAGGTATATCCAACGATGTACAACTTGGCAAAGGTGGTGGACGATTTAAGTGGGTAAGTGCTAATGATAGATACGAATTCACAGGGTCAGATGGTTCAACACTTAAGGCTATTAGAGCCGCCAACGTTGACGTTCAAGGATCATTACTTTCAGACGATATAACATCAAGTAGTGTTACTGTTAACGGTGACGCAGTCATTACAGGTGACTTAACGGTTAATGGTGCAACCACAACTGTTAGTTCAACTAATACAACAATCAGTGATGCCTTACTAGAATTAGGAACAGGCACAACTGGTACACCTTCAAACGACGTCGGTCTTGTTATCGAAAGAGGCGACAGCGACAACGTATTTTTAGGTTGGGACGAATCAGCAGATAAAGTAGTATTTGGAACAGGATCTTTCACAGGTTCTTCAACAGGTGCTTTAACTTATACTGCGGCTGACATGCAGGCGGCTGGAATCACAGGTTCTAGTTTTACTGGTGCCAGTGGTGCGTCAATCACAGCATTCCTAGATGAAGATAATATGTCTTCAGATAGTGCTACTGCTGTACCAACTCAACAAAGTGTGAAGGCTTATGTTGATGGCGAAGTTACTACTTTAAACAGTACTATTACAACAGCAAACAGTAACATGCTCACGTATGTAAATACTGCTAACACTGAAATGAAAGCATACGTCGATGGCTTAGACAGAGACGATGACTTAGCATTTACTGGTGACGACGGTACAGGAAGAACTCTAGACTTAGATACTGGTACATTAACTATCGCAGGTGGAACTGGAATAACTTCAGCCTCCGGCGCAAGTAGTGTAACATTAGGTTTAGATAATACAGCCGTTACAGCAGGTGATTACGGTGATGCTTCTAATGTAGCAACTTTTACAGTTGATGCACAAGGTCGTATAACAGCGGCGGCAGAAGTATCAATTGCAACATCATTGACTATCCAGTCAGATGATGCGGCTGATAACGTAGTTGCATTAGCAAGTGACAAGTTAAAACTATTAGGTGGAAGAAACATTACTTCAAGTAACACAAATGATGACGTTACTTTTGCAATGGATCAAACATTATCAGATATGACAGCAGGTACATTTAGTGGATCACTACAAGGTGGTACATTAACAGACGGAACTGCTTCTATTAATTCTGGTAGTGCTACTGGACTAGTAAACGTAACTGCTTCAGGAATTGTATCTTTTGGTACATTAACTGACAGTGGTGAAAGTATTGCAGTAACTAAGTTCGTTGATGAAGCAGACGGAATTAGTAGTAACGATAACGATACTACTTTACCAACATCAGCGGCAGTTAAAGACTATGTTGATAACAACGGTGGTGACGGTCTTACATTAAGAGCAAGTTTCACAGCAAACAGCAGTGACTCTTCTTTTGATATAGGTACTGTACCTAACGTATCAGGAAGAACATATTACGCAAGTAGAGTGATTCTTAATGTTACAACATTGATAGCAGGTGGTTCAGTTGACGGTATGTTAGTTAAAGATAACGCAGGTGCAGGTAATGTACTAGCGGCTCATACAACTAACGACGTTGCAGTTGGAACTTATGTTATTGACTTACCTTTTGCAAGTTCGCTAACTAAAAATGCGGCAGTACAACTTGAGTTCGTTCAAAGTGACGGATCAACAAGTGCTACACCTACAGCAGGTGTTGTAACAGGTGTTGTTGAATACAAGTATGTTGTTTAATCGTTTAGTTTAGACTAATCAAAATAAACATTGGAAAAGCGGCTTCGGTCGCTTTTCTTTTGACTTGACACAGAGGATAAAAGAATGTATAATACATGTATGAAAAATAAAGTTATATTAACAGACTGCGACGGTGTGGTATTAGATTGGGAGTTTGCATTCCATAATTGGATGGAACACAGAGGACACTTCCCAGTAGAAAATCACAGATTACATTACAGCATTAGAGAAAAGTTTGATCTTAGAAACGACTCTACTGGTGATCAAGTAATTAAAAATTTTAATGAAAGTGCGGCAATTGGATTTTTGCCTCCACTTAGAGATGCTCAATACTTTGTTAAAAAGTTACATGAGCAACATCAATATCAATTTGTAGCAATTACAAGTTTGAGTTTAGACCCTTATGCACAAGAACTTAGAACTAAGAACTTGAATAAACTGTTTGGTGACGACTGTTTTAAAGAAGTTATTTGTTTAGATACAGGTGCAGACAAGGATGAAATATTACTAGAGTTTGGTAAAAAATATCCTGGAGCATACTGGATTGAAGACAAGCCACAGAATGTTGATTGGGGCATAGATGCTGGTCTAAAAGGTATCTTAGTTGAACATGGACACAATATGCATTACAAAGGTGATGCAAGTGTATGTAAAAACTGGGAAGAAATATACAATTTAATTGTAAAAACCGGTTGACCTCGACCCTAGAATTTGCTATAATATATACATAATTTAGCAAAAACAGACGGTAGGAGGTCTTTATGCAAAACTTAAATACAACAAATCAAAGCAAAGATAAAATTACAGCACCACTAGGTTACTGGATTAGTTCGCTTACTTTGATTGACAAGGCATTGCCTAGTTACAATATCCAACTTACTGGATTAGAAAGCATGTGGTACAATCACGAAGAAAACATTGATCACCCAGAAGGTAGCGAATATCCAACTGGTGTCAATACTGCTCACAGAAATGTGATGGTGAAAAGAGTATGTGATAGTGTTTATGCTAGAACAGGTATCAACCCTGCAGATTATTCAAATGTTATTCATGCAAGTACATCACCTGGTAGAAACAAAGATGGCAGTTTCAGAGATGATGTTGTTGAAGGTAGATATGTTTTGAGGAATGTGTAATGGAACTTTTAGAAATTAAACAAGCAATTAAAAACGGTAACTTTAGTTTGTCAGAACTTAACGAACTAAGTGCATTTACCAATTCTGTTAAAACACTTAATGCTAAAGCAAGTCTAAGTGTCGGCGACAATGTATTTGTTGTTCAAAAAACAAAACGCACACCTGGTGTTATTACCAAAGTGAATGTTAAGAAGGCTATTGTAGATATGCGAGGCCGTTCATATAGTGTTCCACTTTCAATGATAGAGGCCGCTTAATGAATATTAAGAAAGCAAGAACAGGTAAATGGTTTGAGGATCAGTATAGTCTTACTGATCTTCTTTCATTGTCAGTAGCAGTAAACAGAGTAAATGGTGGTTACATCAAAAAGGATGCCAACATCGAAGAAGATGAAAACGGTTATCAAAAGAAATTGCCTAACCTGTTTATTATCAATAACCACTTAGGTATTGAAAAATTCAAAACATCTCGTATTGATAAAACACTAGATACCTATTACAATGATATCTCAGTTGTTGAAAGCGATAGCGAAAATGTTGAGCATATGATTAAATATTTCAAAGGCCTAAGTCTAAAAGCAATCAAACGTGACATCAGTGACTTTGAAAAATCGATCCTAGGACTTATTAATAAGGAATTTGTTCAATACAAGGACATTGGTATTATTGCAAGTTTGCCTAGTGTATATGAAAACGGACAAAAGCAACGTGCATTTAACAAAATGGAAAAAGAACTTGCACAACAAAGTCAGCATGTTGGAAGACTACATGAACGTGAAACATTTAATGTTGAAATACTTCACAAGAAATTTATTTGGAGAAGTAACAGTTATTTGTATGTTGCCAAAGAAGGCAACTCCAATATTGTAAAATTCTTTTCACAAAAGTCTAATGCTGACGTAGGTGATAGCATTACTATTACTGCATTTGTCAAAGATCATACAAGTGGCAAAATGTCACGTGGTGCTGAAACTTACTTGAACAGAGTTAAGTTTTCTGAAGAGTAGCAATTAAATAAACCATAACCCTTTGCATAGTGTCCGGTTCTACAGTAAGGTCCGGGCAACTATGCCAACCTTTACTGCTTCTTGGTAATATGTATGCCCTATTAGGAACATAAGGCATTTGGTGTCCCATTCGTACTAATTTACTATCTTCGCCAAATGTAGGATCTAGTCCTTCGTCTATGGCTTGATCATAAGCACAATCAACCTCCCAAAACATAGTACCTGTGTGTGCAAATTCATCTGTATCTGCTAATGAATGCTGAACTGTATAATAGTAAGAAGGGTGATCTACGTGAACATCATGTACTGAATTTTTGTTTGTGTCCATCCACATAAACGGTTGATTGATGTTTACATTACTTGACATATTCATTACATTACCTATTGCATCTAAAACCTCTTGGTTTCTATACACATATTCTGTGGCTATTTGCAATGCTTCTTGTGGGTCGTCTGGACCTATATGATACCCATGTCTACCTGGTAGTTCCTCGTTTTGCCATTGATTCCATGGTATACAATTTTGTACCTGTGCGTACAAATCAGGGTGCATAAAATTTTCTACATCCATAACGTGTAGTTTATCTGTTTCAATTGGTGCTGTATCTAATATTCTATCTACAGTCCATTTAGTGTATTCTGTACTCATACATATATTTATAAAAAAGATAAATATAGTTAAGTCCTAATAGGATTTGACTACATGTTTACATGTAGACTAGCAGTATGCTAGACAAGTACATATTGGAGAGACGTAACTAATGGCAATCATAATGAACGCCAAAGGTACCTCGCAAAGTAGTTTTAGAATTGGAAAACGCGGTTCTAGAATTTACGGGACATCTGACGCACCTAGTGACGTTAGTAATATCTCGACAGGTGATCTTTGGTTCGATTCAAGCAATACACTATTAAAAATTGCAACTGTATCAGGTGGTTCTGTAACATGGAATAAACTGACGGTAGGCGATGCTGACACATTAGATAGCATTAATAGTACAAGTTTTGCTAGAATTGATACAGACAATACCTTTGCAAATGATATTACTATAACAGGTAATCTTACTGTAAACGGTACACAGTCTATCATTAATACAGAAACTCTCAATATTGCTGACAATGAAATAGTTTTAAACAGCGACCTTCCATCAAACCAACCCGCAACTGCTAACGCAGGAATATTAGTAAACAGAGGTAACGAAAGTAATGTTTATATTCGCTGGGACGAAGAAGAAGGCGAATGGACCGTAAATGGTCAAACGTTTAGTGCTGGTGCTTTTGTTGGTAACCTAAGTGGTAATGTAACAGGAAGTATAGCACCCAATGGAGCACCTAACGTTGTAAGAGCAAATACACTTATTGTAAACGGCACTTACACTATGCCAACAGCAGATGGTAGTGCTAATCAAGTATTAACTACAGATGGTAGTGGTACAGTAAGTTTTGCTAATGTAGATGCTACACCAGGCGGCAGTAACACGCAAATTCAATATAACGATGAAGGTACATTCAATGGTTCATCAGCATTTACATATGATGAGTCAGAAGCAAAACTATCAGTAGGTGGTTCTGTTTCATCAATATTATTTGAAACTGTAAGCGATTACGGTGCAATTACAGCCTCAGTAACAGACAGTTTAGACTATGGTAATTTAACAGATTCAGTAGTTGCCCTAGTCAACAGTGACTATGGCGTTGTTGAAACAAGTGGAGGACCAGTTGAGTTTCCACGATATGCAGTATTATCAGTACCTGATGCATCTGCATACATTGGGCATATGATATATGTAACCAATGAAACAGGAGGTCCAGTAATGGCATTTAGCGATGGCACTAACTGGAGAAGAGTAACAGACAGAGCAGTCATAAGTTAGTAGGAGAACATAATGGCAGAAGAAACAACAACAGCAGTACACCATCCGGCTGATACAAATGGAGATGGGAAAGTTTCAAAAGCAGAAGAGCAAATGTACTTAGAGTTCAAAAGAAAAGAACTTGAAGATCTAGATGCAATGAGAGATGCTCAACGTAGCATGGCTTGGTTTGCACTAAGTGGTATGTTACTGTATCCTTTTGCAGTAGTAATAGCAGTATTGGCTGGCTTAAATCAAGCAAGTGAAATACTAGGTGACATGGCCGCTACATACTTTGTAGCAGTTGCCGGTATCGTTGCCGCCTTCTTTGGTGCTCAAGCATTTAGTAAAGGTAAGTAATTACTATGGTAGATAAGGTAAGAAAACATTTTGTAAGGATTGTAGTTGAAAAGGAAATATCACGTGATGATATTGTTGACTTTTTTGACATAGTTCAAAGTGTTGTTCCTACCAAAGTATTTTCATCATTTGATGGTAGTGGCAATAAAGTTAAAGCAGAAGTAGTCCATTACGAATCAGATGATGTACAAGTGTACGAAGTATTAACTGAAGAAGATATTAGTGCTGAGGAAGGCACTAAAATTGCAGATATACTTGCAGAAGAATTAGATGTGGTCGATTGGGACTTTGAGGCCAGTACTGAATATTAGTACTTGACCACAATCTACTTTTTTAGTATAATACTTAGATAATTAATTACATACACACAGGATTATTATGGCGTTCAATAAAACATTCAATCAAGAAGAAGTCGCAAGACTTAAAAAACTAGTTCAAGAAGGAGACCAAGTCCTTTACGAAGTAGAATCACTCCAAGTAGGTTTAAGAGAAACTGTTAAAGCAATAGCAGAAGAAATGGATATTAAACCTGCAATCCTTATGAAAGCAGTTAAAGTTGCTCATAAGGCATCATTTACTGACGAAACAGACAAGTTTGATGCACTAGAAACTATTCTAGCCGCAGTCGGTAAAGATCACTTATAAAACAGGACCAATAAACTAAAAACAGGTTGACAATATAGTTCTATCTGTTATACTACTAATATGAGTCTGACTGTAGAAAAGGTATATTTATTTGACATGCAATGGACAGATGATGCTGACTATGAGCACATCTTCGAAGATCGCCTGCATGACACAATGATTCCTTTCTTTGCATTTGGTGAAGAAGCAACCTTTTCTAGAGAAGTAGACTATACAAGCAGTTATAAACCAGTAGCAAAAATATATGCAAAGTTTATAACAGAGGCAAGCAAATATAAATTTATGTTAAAATATTCGGACAAATTAAATGAGTTACGTTGACGCAGTTTTTGAACAGAACAAAGGCATAGTAAGAGTCGTTGAACGTACTAAAGAGGGCGAACGCAAGATTATTGATCACCCTATGCGATACTACTTTTATGTAGATGATCCTAAAGGCAAACAGCATAGTGTGTATGGCGACCCAGTAAGTAAGATTACAGCAAACAATTGGAAAGACTTTAAACGTAATGTTGCATTGTATCAAAACAAACGCACATATGAAAGTGATCTAAAACCTGTAAACAGAGTATTAGCAGATCATTACTTGGGCATGGATGCACCAGACTTACACAAATGCTTTTTTGATATCGAGGTAGACTTTGATCCAGATAGAGGTTATAGTTCTCCTGAAGATGCATTTATGCCTATTACCAGTATCAGTGTTTACTTAGACTGGATGGATAAGATTGTTTGTTTAGCAGTTCCGCCTAAGACACTTAATTGGGAACAAGCACAAAAGATAGCAGATAATGTAGGCGACACTATATTGTTTGGTAATGAAAAAGCAATGTTAGATGCTTTTCTTAGTCTCATAGATGATGCAGATATATTGAGTGGTTGGAACAGTGAAGGTTATGATATTCCTTATACTGTAAACAGAATTATCAAAGTGTTAGGTAAAAGCGAAACAAGACGTCTGTGTTTACTAGACAAAAACGTGATTAAAAGAGAATATGTTAATCACGGTAGAGAAACACAAACATATGACTTAGTAGGTCGTGTACACTTAGACTATATGCAACTGTACAGAAAGTATAACTATGAAGAGCGTCATAGTTACAGACTAGACTACATTGGTGAAATGGAAGTAGGTGAAAAGAAAGTTGTGTATGATGGTAGTTTAGACAGACTATACAATCACGACTTTGAACTGTTCTTAGAGTATAACATACAAGACACAATGCTACTTAAGAAACTAGATGATAAGTTGCAGTTTATAAGTCTTGCCAGTGAGATTGCACATCAAAATACAGTATTACTTCCAGTAACAATGGGTGCGGTACAGACTATTGACCAAGCAATAGTTAATGAAGCACACAGACGTGGCATGGTTGTTCCTGATAGAAATAGAACTAAAGATTCAGATAACCCATGGGGGCATACAGTAGCAGGTGCCTATGTGGCATTTCCTAAGAAAGGTATGCATGAATGGGTAGGGTCGATGGACATAAACAGTCTGTATCCTAGTGTCATTAGAGCATTGAATATGGCTCCTGAAACTATTGTAGGACAACTAAGGCAAGAGTACACAGATAAAGAAATTACAGAAAAAATGCAAATAGAAAAGAAATCATTTGCAGATGCATGGGCAGGTAAGTTTGGTACTAATGAATATGAAATGGTTATGGCTAAAGATGTTGACAAGCCACTTATATTAGACTTAGAAGACAAAAGAGAAATTAGTGTTAAAGGTGCTGACGTGTATAACATGCTGTTTAATAGCGAGGAGCCATGGTGCATTAGTGCAAATGGTACTGTATATAGAACAGACGTACAAGGTATTATACCCGGTCTATTAGAGAAATGGTATTCAGAGAGACAAGAATTACAGGCTAAAAAGAAACAAGCAACAACACCAGAGGACATAGCATTCTGGGATAAGAGACAGTTAGTTAGAAAAATTTTACTTAACAGTACATATGGTGCTATTTGTAATCCAGGTAGTAGGTTCTTTGACCATAGAATAGGACAAAGTACAACACTCACTGGTAGAGCAATTACTAGACACATGGGAGCAGAAACAAACAAAATGTTGACTGGCGAATATGATCACACAGGCGATACTATTGTTTATGGTGATACTGACTCTGTATATTTTAGTGCTCATGAAATTAGTAAAAAGCAAGATATTGAGTTAGACATGGATAGTGCTATTGCATTATATGATAATATTTCAGATACAGTTAGTGACTCTTTCCCTTCATTTGCTAAACAGGCCTTTAACATTTCTACTAGTCAAGGTAATATACTTAAAGCAGGTAGAGAAGTTGTTGGTAGAGCAGGTATCTTTATTACTAAGAAAAGGTATGCTATCAATGTATTAGACTTAGAAGGTTGGCAACCAGAAGGCGGAAAACTTAAAGTAATGGGCCTAGATCTTAAGAGATCAGACACACCTGAGTTTGTGCAAGACTTCTTAAGTGACATACTAGGGCAGACACTAAACGGTGACGGTGAAACAAAAGTACTTGCAAGTGTAAGAGAGTTTAAGAAGGAGTTCAAAGCAATGGACTCTTGGAAGAAAGGTATGCCTAAAAGGGTAAACAACTTAACATATTACACAGAAGCATACAATAAAGCATTCAGTATGAACAAGAGTGCTAGTCTTTACAAGTTAGAAAAACTCAAAGACGAAAAGAAAGTAATGATTCCTGGGCATGTTAGAGCAAGTATTAACTGGAATAACATGTTAAAAGCAAACAGTGATCAATACAGTATGCAAATAACAGATGGTATGAAAGTAATTGTGTGCAGGTTAAAGAGTAATGCAATGGGTTATACAAGTATTGCATACCCAACAGATGAAATGCATATACCAGATTGGTTTAAACAACTGCCTTTTGATGACGATGCAATGGAAGAGGCAGTAGTTGATAAGAAAGTAGAAAACTTATTGAATGTACTAAAATGGGATTTGTCGCAGACAGATACTAGTAATACATTCCATAGTTTATTTGATTTTGATGATTAACTTGGTCGTTAGGTATCAAACGGCCAGGATTTATAAACTTTTTAGGTGTAAAGGCCTAAATAATAACTTTAATATAAGAGGTGACAACATATGATAAAAGATATATTTAAAGACATACTAAGGCATACTCACGCCTTAGGTTTTATTGAAATGGTTAAGATTAGTGGCGATGAGTCGTCTACTACAATTGAAGCCATGGATGCAGACAAAACTGTTATCCTGCAAGGTAAACTACATAATCCTGTAGCAGACTTTGTAGATCAAACAGTAGGTCTTAGCAGAATGAGTGTACTAGATGGATATTTAAAATTTCCAGGTTTTGTAGACGAAGGTTCTGAAGTAAGTGTAGAAACACAGAGCAGAAACGGAGATGACATACCTGTACAAATTAGTTTTAAAAGTGCAGAAGGACACACTGGTAGTTACAGATTTATGTTAGCAGATGTAATTAATCAGCAACTAAAATCTGTTACAATGAAAGAGATCCCATGGGACGTTACTATTGTGCCATCACAGAAGAACTTAAAAGACTTAGGTTACTTCAATGGTGTGTTAGGTGGTTTTGAACCTGTGTTCTCTCCAAGTACAGAAGATGGTGCATTATATTTTAGCATTGGCGAAGGTGCCGGTGATAAAGGTAAATTACCAATCAACAACAATGTCGATGGCGAACTATCCGGTAACTGGAAATGGGAAATTGATAAAGCACTAAGCATTCTAAGACTAAGCGATAGTGCTAATTGTACTGTTAGTTTTGCTAATGCAGGTGCAATGCAAATTGTTATTGACAGTGGTTTAGGCGAATACAAATACATATTACCTGCTAAGAGTTAAACATGACAGAAGACTTAGGAAAGAAGCACCAGGATTGGGCAGTTTACCTGCCTGCTATTAGTGGCTTCTATGTAACACAATTACAAAAGATGAATGCTAATCCAAGTGAATGGAGATGTCCTGAAGGCTTTGAAAAAGGCACACAAGGCATGAACTTCCTTGATCCTGAGAATAGTTATTATCATTATCCATGGGGTCTATACTCCGGTGGACACGCACACTTAGATCCTGTAAAAAGTGACGAACGTGAACCAATGATACAAGGCAGAGACCGTAGCAAAACAATGATACTAGGAGACTCAGGTGGTTTCCAACTTGCTACTGGTGTTATTAAAATGGATTGGAGTAATGCAAAAGATCCCAATGACCCTGCTAGAACAGAGTTTTGTAATAAGATACTTACGTGGTTAGAGCATACAGCAGACTGGAGTATGACATTAGATGTTCCTGCTTTTGCGGCAGTTGGTAAACTAAGTGAAAGAACAGGACTTACAGAATTTCAAGACACACTAGATATTAGTCTACTTAATTTAGACTATTTTATGAGGAACAGAACACCAGGTGCTACCAAGTTCTTAAATGTGTTAAGTGGTAGTAACGAAGAAAATAGCAAACAATGGTATGATGCTGTAAAGCATTTTTCCAATAAAAGTTTTGTGCAAGAAGCATACGGTGATGAGAATAGAACCTTAGAAGGTTACGCATTCGCTGGTATCAATATGAAACACATGTATAGTGTGTTAAGTAGACTATTGGATCTTAGAGAAGATGGTTTACTTGAAGGTAAGGATTGGATACACTTCTTGGGTACTGGACGCCTTAATTGGGCATGTCACCTTACTAGTATCCAAAGACAGTTGAGAAAATATGACAATCCTAATATTACACTATCATTTGATGCGGCATCACCTTTTGTTAATACAGCATATGGCCAAACCTACACACATAATGAGTTTAGAGCCAAGCGATTCGGATACTTTATGGATAGAGCATTCGATAACAAAGATCTCAAAGGATCAAAGATGCCTATGCCTTTTGCACATTCCCCTATAATGAGTAGACTTACAGTTGGTGACATCTGTGTTTTAGGACATGGTGATGTTAATAGGAATGGTAAAGAGACTACAACTAGTTGGGACACACTAAGTTATGCACTTTATATGGGTCATAGTGTTTACAATCACATTACAGCAACGCAAGAAGCAAACAGACTTGCTGATATGGAAAAACACAGAACACCTACACATTGGAAGAACTGGAAGAAGGTAAAAGGCAGTAGTGTGAGCAATGAAACTTCTCCTTATGTACCAGGTACTATTTTGATGTTCGATAGTTTTGCAGAAGAAGTGTTAGATCCAAATAACACCAATGCAAGACAAATGTTAGAAGATAACAAAGAATTTTTAAAAGAGATTAGTTTCTCAGACGGTAGTGCTGAGCAAACTACATTTGGTTCGTTATTCGAAACAGAAGAATACGAGTCAGGTGACAGTGAAGCAGACATGCAAGAAGATATAATGAGGGCCGATTATGACGGAGAATAAAGCATACAGTGGTACATACACATTCGAAGGGCATGACGTACAATTTCATGTGTTGGAGAATGGTGCAACAATGGAAATAGTAGAAACTAAAGACGGTAAAACAATGCCTGTTAGACTTGTAGACCTTGAAGAAGGTGTAGACTTTCAGGATAAGTTAATTAAATGGGGGTACACTAGTTACTAATGGATAGAGAAGGACACGAAGACGTAAAGTTTTTTGTTGGTACTGAGGTAGAGCAATCTCCTGCATACGGACAAAAAACATTATTTGTAGTTGGTTATCAGCCTAAGGAAGAAATACTTGCTAGGGCATTAAACAGCGGGTGTCCACATATCTATTTGGGTGCCAACCAAAGTTTCAACCCTCCAACTGATAAGGATTGGCAGGGTTGGGACGAACTTATTACTGGACTTTTAAAAGATGATATTTGGATTACGTTAGACTTTGATGTTAGTTTAGCAGAAAGAGTATTAGAATGTGGCTGGACTGAGTATAGTACATTTATACCAATGATTAGTGTTAAGTTACCTTACATTAATCAATTTAACTACAATGCTACACTTAAACTAGATGACAAAGACTTTAAAGCAACTAATCCAGGTGTTTGGTGTCATAGTTTACATGAACTACAAAATAGAAAAGGATTTACAGACTGGACAAAATATACCAAAGACGAGGTTATTGATTAATGCGAGACAAGTTAGCAATGAGCATGACAAAGTTTTTTCGCTTTATAGCAGATACATTCTTTGCTAAACGTTATGGTCATAGAGCAGTTGTATTAGAAACAGTAGCAGGTGTTCCTGGCATGGTTGCTGGTATGTGGTTACACATGAAAAGCCTGCGTAAGATGAAAGTTGGGTATGGGCCTGACATAAGAGAGATGTTAGCAGAAGCAGAGAATGAAAGAATGCACTTAATGTTCTTTATTGAGATAGCACAACCTAATTGGTTTGAAAGGTATTTGGTTTTGTTTGCTCAATTTATTTTTATGTTATTTTACTCTGTATTGTATATAATAGATTACAAAACAGCACACAGAATGATTGCTTACTTTGAAGAAGAGGCAGTAAGAAGTTATACTAGTTATTTAGAATTAGTTGAAAGTGGTGAAGTGCCAAATGTACCTGCACCTAAACTTGCTATCAAATATTATAAAATGAAGGATGATGCTAAGTTAAGTGATTTGATTAAAAAAGTTAGAGCAGATGAACAACATCACAGCAAAATTAATCACAAGTACGCAGATGGCGATACATCATTTAAAAGGAAAAACGGTTGACATTGGCCACAAAAAATGATATAATAACTAATATGGAGAATCTATATGGAGGAAGGTAATTTGTACAAAATGAAAATGCGTAAATTGTTCTACATGGGTCTTGAGTCTTATGAAGCAAGATACACATTACAATTACAAGACTGGAACGAGCGAGAGTTTAAAAAGCATGATATTGATTATGAAATAATCAAAGGTGAAGAACTTGATAACAGTAAAGCAATCGTTACAGGTAGTGTACTTGATGCACATGGAAGAAGTTATTACAGTCTAAGTCAAACAATGAACTTAGTACAGAAAATGAAGAACGGTGAAATCACAAGCGATGACGTAATCTTCTATGAAGATATGTTTACACCAGGCTTAGAATGTTTGCCTTACATAATGGACCAGTCCCCAGAAGAATACAGACCTAAAGTATTCCTAAGATTCTTAGCACAAACAACAGACCCAGATGACTTCCTTATTAGAGAAGGTATGTTTGATTGGATGCGTAGATATGAACAAATGGTAGATGAGTTTGTCACAGGTATTATTGTAGCAAGTGAAGAATTTGTAGCACACTTAAGAACAGCAGGATTTAAGAAGCCTATATATGTAACAGGCTTACCGTTTGGTAAAGAAGAAGTGCAAGAACGTGTTCCTAATCCTAAGCCACTTAATGAAAGAAGCAACAGAGTAGGCTTTGCGGCACGTTGGGACGATGAGAAGCAACCACACTTTTATATGGACTTAGCAGAGGAGTATTACAAAATAGATCCTACTGTTGAGTTTGCAATCTTTTGTGGACACCCA